GGCTTTCTTTATTTCTTTTTCTCCAAATACGATTATCTTCTGCTGTTTTTTCTTTATTCTTTTCTTTATATTTTTTTTGTCTTTCATGAACACATTTACAGCATTTATCATCATAAATGCGACGGGGTGATAAATGACCATTTACGCATTTGTTTTTTATATTGTAGGTGGGCAATCCTTTCTGGAGAGCTTCTTTTTTCGCTTTTTCAATTTCCGTTTTTAGAGTATTTTGGGATTCTTTATACTCTTTGTCATGCCGTTTTGCATTATCTCTTTTATATTGCGCCTTTGTTTTTTCTTTATTTCCCTGTCTCCATTTTGTTTTATATTCGCGTAAGCAAATAGAGCATCGACTGTTGGACACGAATCGGGGAGCGATGTGTCCATTTTTACAGGGTTTACTCGTAAAATAATGTTTTAAACCTTGTGCAATGGCGTCTTTTCGTGTGATAATTTCCATATATAATATTTTGCTGATCTTTTTATGAGCTTACTAAGTGAGATGTCCTGTTCTTCTGCGACGATGCGTAGTTCGTCATACAAAGATGGCTTAACTTTGAAAGATAGTGTTTTAGTTTCTAATTCTTTATTTTTTGACATGAGATATTACCTTTTATTTATTTTAACTTACTTAGTAGCACATAGCAAGAAGTTTTTTAATATTTACTAAGCTTTATTTATGAGGAAATTACTATGGCACGCACTAGAGGGAATACGGGGTTCGGAACCCTGGTTAAACTTTCAGATGGCGGAACAGCGTCAACGCTTGCGGTTGGTTCTGGAGTTTCGGGGATCGATTTAATAGCACAGGAGGCAGGGGTTGCGGGAGATAGTATTCAGTTTGAAATTGATACTGCTGCGGCATCGTCTGTGATTGTGGTTTCAGTCGTCGGGACTGACATCACGGTTGTTCCTGTTGGTGCAATTGGTGTTCCGACATCGACAGCTAAGGAAATTGTTGAAGCTCTGAATGCGGATGATGAGGTTTGGGATTTAATTCGTGCGACTCTTCAAGGGGATGGTTCAGGTGCAGTTGCTACCTTTGCTCAAGCTCCTTTGGCGAATGGCGTCGATGAGGTTTTTACTACTGTTGCAGAAGTAAAAGACATCAATCCTGGTTCGTTTACATCTGAAATCGCAGATGCGACTCATAACGAGTCTCCTGGCGCATATCGAGAAAAGCTTGTTACTTTCTTGGATGCTGGACAGCTTACATTCAGTATGAACTTTCTTGTAGATAACCCAAATCACAAAAACTTGTTTGCAGTGTATGAAACAAGGGAGAGGTCAAATTTCCGTATTCATTGGACTGATATTCTCAATACTGTTTGGGAGATTGAGGGTATTATTACAGGCATTTCGCCTGCGGTTCCAATGGCAGACATGATTACTGCGGATGTAACAATAGACATAACTGGTCAAGTATTAAGAGACGTATAAATCAATTTTAGTTTGTGCGGATAATAACAAGAAACATTAAATAGGTACACAATGAAAGAAATCAACGCTGAAAAAGTCGTTCCCGATATATCGATCGAAATTGGAGGCAAAGTCCGAACCTTGAAATTTAACTTCTTCGGACTTTGCCAATTTCAAAAAAAGACAGGGAAGAACATCCTCACGGGCGACTTGTTTACAGGAACGCCAAACCCTGAAGACTTATTAGCTTTTGTTTGGTCTGCTTTAATTACCGATGACCCCACTTTGGACATTGACGAACTAGGAAAGGCGATCCCGTTCCAAGAGTTGACCAAGATTCCCCTGGTAATTCAAGAGGCTTTTAAGAATCTTACTCCCGATGTAGATCCTGAAAGCAAAGAGAAAAAGGGAGAAGAGGGTACAGAAAAAAAAATATCTTTGAAGAAACCAGAGACGAAGACGGACGAGTAGATTTCCTTCAGCTTTTAGCGATGGCGATGTATGATTTTGGGTTAAGTAAAGATGATTTTTATACCTTAACTCCTGCTCAATTCTCTGCTATATCTAAAAGGCATGAAGAACGGCTGAGATTAGAGGACTTACAAGCTAGTTATACTCGTTGTGTGATCGCTGCTCCAAATCGGAAGAAGGGCTCTCCTGCTCCTAAGCCGATTGATTTTGCTTTGTTAACAGTCACCAAGGAGAATGCTCCCGAGAGAACTCCTCAGCAATTGTTCAGTTTTGTTAAGGGTATTCTGCATCCAATGCTAGAGGCCAAGAACAAAGAAAGAGGTAACGAAATAGCAGACAGAAAACAGCGGGAAAGGGATATGTTGAGAGTGCAAACCCAAAAACAAAATGAGCAAAAAGCTAGGGGGCAATAATGGCGAGTAAAACAGTAGGCTCAATCCTGATTGACATTGTTGCGGGCACCGTTGGATTTGAAAAGGGGATGAAGCAACTCGACAGACGCATGAAGTCTGTCAGTAGGAATTTTCAAAGGATAGGCTCAAGTCTTACTCGTTCAATTACTCTTCCTCTTGCTGCTGTTGGCGGTGCTTCTGTAAAAGCCTTTGCGGGTTTTGATGATGCCATGACTAAGTCGATGGCAATCATGGGCAACCTTTCCAATGAAATGAAAAGTAAGATGTCTGATACTGCTAGGGAAGTGGCGAGAACAACGACCATCTCAGCAAAAGAAGCGGCTGAGGGATATTACTTTTTAGCTAGTGCGGGATTAACTGCTGCACAATCTGTTCAAGCTCTTGGTCAGACTGCCAAGTTTGCTCAAGCTGGTGCTTTTGACATGGCACGAGCTACCGACCTTTTAACTGATGCTCAATCGGCATTAGGGCTTACCGTAAAAGATGCAGGTCAAAACCTAGAGAACATGGCGAGGATTAGTGATGTCCTTGTCAAAGCAAACACGGTTGCGAATGCTTCTGTTGAGCAATTTTCCGAAGCCCTAACAAATAAGGCGGCTGCTGCTGCTCGTTTGGTCGGTATGGAGGTAGAGGAAACCGTTGCCGTTCTTGCTGCATTTGCCGATCAGGGAATCAAAGGGGCAGATGCGGGAACTGCTTTTAATATTGTCTTAAGGGATTTACAAACTAAAGCTCTCCAAAATAAAGAAGCATTTAAGAAGTTAGGGATTGCGGTCTTTGACCAAAATAACGAATTTCGCAAGATGGCGGATGTCGTTGCTGACTTAGAGAATGCACTTAAAAACACCAGTGATGCCAAGAAGAAAGAGTTACTCCTAACTCTTGGTTTAACTGACAAGTCCATTGCCTTCACGCAGGTTCTTTTGGGGACTTCAAAGGCTATGAGGCAGTATGGAGAAGACACAAAGGCGGCGGGTGGTATTACGGATGAGGTTGAACAAAAGCAATTAAAGTCCTTCACAGCTCAAATGACTCTTCTTTGGCATAGGGTTCAAGATGTTGGGATTGTCATAGGAGAAAAGCTGGCTCCTGTTGTCCTTCAGTTATCCACTTATCTCACTACTTTGGTTGAAAAGTTCAAGGGGCTAGATGCGCAAACTCAATCCTTTGTTCTTACTTTTGGGGGTTTAGCAGGTACGATTGGCCCCGTCTTATTACTCCTTGGAAAGCTTGTTGCAATTATCGGAGGGGTTCTTTTAGGGAAAGTCATCTTGGTCACAGCCGCTATTGCTGCCCTTGCTGCTGCCTTTGTTTCGTTGGGGGATGACTCTGGCAGTGCTTTTATGAAATTAAGCGAGACGGTTTCTATACATATGGAAACCTTGAGGCAACAGTTCCCTCTTACTTCCAAGGTGATAGGAGCTTTTGCTGATTTCGTAAAAATGAAACTCGATGAGCTAGTAAGATCTATTGAAAGTTTTTTTGGCTTAATCGGGGATACAATAGATTTTTTCAAAAAGAACTCTCAAGCACTTGCGGTAATCCCAGGGATGGGAGCTTTGATGATGGAGATGGATCAGTACTCCGCAAAGCTCGAAGAGGTAAAACGAAAGCATGGCGAGGTGAAGGCTTCACAGCAACAGGCTACAGAAACCTTCAATAGTATTAAAAATGTAGTTCAGGAAACCACAAAATCCCTATACGAGAATGCTAAGGCTTGGGTCGTTGATACTGCGGAGCAGGTAAAAAACAAAGTTGCTCAAGAAGAATCACAAAAGGCATTAGTTCAGAATAAAGAGAAGATAGAGGATTGGGTTACTAGCGTTAAGAAGGGGCAGCTTAGTCTTACTGAGTTTAATATCCTCTTAGATAGCCTCACGAAGCTTTCCGATAAATCTAAACATAAGTTCAAGGAACAAGCTGCTAATTTGGTAACTGTCTCCAAGGAGATGAAAACGGCTACGGATAAAGCCAAGAAGCTCAGAGAGGAATACGAGAAAACAGTCGAGGAGCTAGAGACAGATATTAAAAGCAGTTCCCGCATCTGCCCCTTTGATTCCCTGATCGGCAAATGCAGCAAGAACGGCAACGG